GGGTCGCCAAAAGTTTTAGGATAGTTACAGCAAAACAAAACGCTTGTCATTGGTTGACAATTTGCCTTCTAAGCAAACCTAGCAGGTTCAATTCCTGCAGCAAAACAACTATCCTGTTGATTATCACGGAGAGCGAAGCAGACAGGCGCGCTGCCACCGCCTTGAAAGCGGCTGGATCCTGAAAGGGATTGGATTTCGAGTATACCCGCTCTCCGCCAAAAATTATGTCGCGATGGTGTAATGGTAGCACGCTATAAAAGGTGATCCTGATTAGGATACGTGCAGCATACATTTTCCACTGTCAATGGAGATGCCCAGGTTCGATTCCTGGTCGCGACGCCTTTTTTAGGATGAATGCAGCAGCATAAAAACTCTTCCACCATTCGGGAGGCCAGCCCGCAGGGGGCATGTCGTAGGGTTCGAGTCCCGGCTTTAGACAAATCATCCTGTTATTCATTGTTCCCTCTTCGCCAAGTTGGTAAGGCATCGGATTTTGATTCCGACATTCGGTGGTTCGAGTCCATCAGGGGGAGCCAAGTTTAGACACACAACCGTGCCCGCCGTGCAATTCGGCCTTAGCCTCATCGCTATAATGAAGTTTGAGGGGTGTTAGTGGTCCACCAAGTTTATCGCGGAGTTAAACAATGCTAATGAAAGTTAGCGTCCGCGTCCAGTTTTTGCAGTCTTAGCCTGGAGCTAGGGTAAAGGGTGTTGCGGGTGGCATCGAGACTCTACGGAGATTCGAGCGTTAAAGTTATCACCGATAAACATCGTAGCGCAACTTCAATCAATGTGTGGAGCCTACTGCAAAATTAATATGGAAGATGTAGTCGGTGTGGTACCGACGTCCGCCTGGAAAGCGGAAGATCGGTTAACGCCGGTCAGAGTTCGACTCTCTCTTCTTCCTCCATAAATAATGGAACCTGATTCTAGTGGGACTAGACACTGCCTCGAAAACAGTTGGACTCCGAAAGGGGTTGGGGATCGATACCTCCTGGTTCCGCCATTCACAAATTAACATAAAGGGGGAAGCATGAAGCCAAAAGATGTATTCGATAAAGCATATGGTAGTGTCCCCCATGAAGTTGGCTTCAGTGTCGACCTAGATATAAATGTATTCAGAGGATTCAAATATTATTATTTGAAAGTGATACGTTTCTTTAGATAGGAGCACTATGTCAAGTGAGCAACATAAAGAGCAACATTCCAAACGTCTACATCAAAAAGAGACGCATGTTGCAAAGCAGGTTAAGATTGCTAAAGCATATGGAATCAAAGTGAAAGAGCCACATAAGTTAGCAAAGCACAATGTGCTTGACTGTGGCATACCAAGCTGTCCGATGTGTAGCAGTCCTAGAAAGACTCACAATGAAAGAACAATTCAGGAAAGACGTTTTGATCAACCTGAAGTGCAAGGAGAGTGAAATGAAAAAAGTAATTGAGATTCGCGCTGCAGAAGGCGGCGACGACAGTAAACTATTCGTAAAGGACCTAGCGCAAAGCTACGTCAAGTTGGCAACCAACAAAGGTTGAACTACCCGCCTGATAGGTGAGTACCTCGGTGAGCTTCATATCGAAGTCAAGGGGTCTGATCTATCCGGACTAGAAAACGAAGCAGGCGGGCATCGAATCCAAAGAGTTCCACCGACGGAACGAAAAGGTAGAGTACATACTAGCACCGTCACGGTCGCTATCATCGATAGCGCGTCCGAGATCAAGACGGAAACTATCCCAGACTATGAATTAAAAGTAGAATGGTATAGCGGGACGGGGGCTGGTGGGCAACATCGAAACAAGCATCAAAACAGTTGTAGGCTAACTCATATTCCGACAGGAATAGTTGCTACTGCGCAATGTCGTAGCAGAGAAAACAGTCTCAATGAGGCACGTTCAGCGCTAACGCAAAGGATATCCTCGTTGACTCGTGATGCGTTTCATAGTAATGTAGCCAGTAACAGAAAACAACAAGTCGGTTCAGGGATGCGTGGCGATAAGATCAGGACATATCGTTTCCAAGATGATCGTGTGCAAGACCATAGAACCGATAAAGTAGTCAGCTTGAAGAAAGTGATGGCTGGCGCGTTTGATCTGTTTTGGTAAACACAACAAAGGAAGTATAATGGCAAATCGTATTAACGAGTTTGAAGAAGTAGTTTCAGCAATGCGTGCTGATTTCGAAAAGTTCTATGATAAAGAAACCAATGCTGCTGGCGCTCGCGTCCGTAAGCATTGCCAAGCGTTGGCAGTTCTCTGTAAGGAAGTTCGTAAGGACGTCACTGAAGTGAAAGCTGCTCGCGCTGCTGCTAAGTAATTTTTGCTTGCAAGCTGATCTCGGTGCTCCCGTTCTCCCGAGTTAGAATAGTTGAATGTAAACTCCCTGATGGGGAGAGCGTTGAATAAGACGGGGCCAAATTTAAGGTGCGGTCCCATAATGGTATTGGAGCGGATTGCTAATCCGTCGGTCGGCGAAAGCCGGCTTCTGAGTTCGAGTCTCAGTCGCACCGCCAGTTCTCCCGCTGTAGCTCAAGGAGAGCAGGGGGTCTTATAAGCCCTTAATCTAGATAAGGTCCAGGATGTGGTTCGATTCCACACAGCGGGACCAAAAGTTTTAGGATCCATGCAGCAACACAAAATGCCTTTCAAGCCTCGTGTCGGTGGTGCAAATCCACCCTCCTCCACTAAAATGCTCGGGTCCCACACCAAGCAATTAGAGCTGAAATGTCGTCTGGCATTTTAGTGGAGGAGTAGCTCAGTCTAGTAGAGCAGAGTAAAAAGCGGATCCTGTTGTATAATATGCCCACGTAGCCCAATTGGTAGTAGGCAACTGTCTCAAAAGCAGTAAAGGTGTCAGTTCGAATCTGACCGTGGGTACCAATTTGAAAGTTGAGTATGTTTAAAGTGTACTGGACAAGCAACGACGGCGTGCATGCAAGTACGTTTGATGGTTTGTCCGAAGCAATTAAAGAGTGTGAAGTATTGCGTAAGGATGGAATGACGTTCGTCACGATGGTTTCCGAGAATCCAAATTCGGTCGGTAAGCCAGGCGTCGATTCTATCGTCGACGGCAAATGTCCTGATGGTGTTGATTATACTTGGAAGAAGAGACGAATATGATTGGATTGATTGGAAGAGGCGTTGTTGGTGGCGCAATTGAGAATGCATACACCAAAGCAAACCGACCCCTTATCGTTGTTGATAAGGGAGACGATTTTAGAGCGCTCGACCAATGTACGATGATATGGGTAGCAGTTCCTGAATGGGAACTTGCAGTCGTCGCAAGACAACTCACAAACAGCAAAGCCATCTACATCATTAAGAGTACAGCGTTGCCTGAACATTTCGTTTCGATGTTTAAGAGATTTGTGTATGTTCCTGAATTCTTGACAGCACATAACGCTAATGATGATTTTATGAATCCCGATATGCTTCCGATCGGAACTGACAATCAGCAGGATGCTGACGTTGTGTTAGATGAGATGTTTGCTTTGGGTGTTTACTGCTATCATGCGAAAGTGGTTACAGTCGAAGAGGCGTCTGCAATTAAGTACTATGCAAACTCGTTCCTAGCAACGAAAGTTGTATTCAACAATCAGTTTGCACAATACTGCAAGGACAATAATATCGAATGGGATAATGTTGCACGTGTATTGAAAGATGATGTACGCCTCGGACCAACACACTGGCAAGTGCCAGGGCCCGATGGTAAGCCTGGTTACGGAGGGGCATGCTTCCCGAAAGATGTAAGGACACTGTTGTTTAAAACCAAGCGGTTGTCTTTACTTGAAAGAGTAGATAAAATCAACTTCTCATTAAGAGGATAATCTGGCGTTAGTATAATGGATAATACAGTGAGCTTCTACCTCACGAATGTGGGTTCGATTCCTGCACGCCGGACCAACATTGTGTCTATAGTTCAACGGATAGAATTCAGTCTTCCGAAGTCTGAGATTGAGGTTCGATTCCTCATAGACACACCATAATAAAACGTAAAAGCGGTGGTATGGGCCGGATCAACGAGCGAGTGCTTCCTACATGCAGGAGCGGCGATTGGTACGTTTTATTATGGTAAGGTCACATCTGAAGAGAAAACATCCCTTCGAAAAGGATTGTAGCAGTAAGACAAGATAAGCAGCGAGATTAGGTAATAAGGGTAAGGGTTCGGGTCCCAACGTCTACCATTTAGTTTGCTTAGTAAGGCGCACGAAAGGCAAACTGGCTTGACTTATCATAACTAATGAGGTATAATGCGGCGGTAGTGCAATTGGTAGGAGACAAGAGACTTAAACCCTCTACAGTATGGGTTCGAATCCCATCCGCCGCACCATTTAAATGCTCTTTGAGTGACTACACTGGAGTCCATCAAGTAACAGCCAAGTCGACTACGCTGCGAACGTTGCCAGGAAGTAGGGTCACCGTGGATTCAAGTACCGCAAAGAGCACCTAAATGGTTTATGCGCCTATAGCTCAGTTGGTTAGAGCAGTGGACTCATAATCCATTGGTCCTAGGTTCAAGTCCTAGTGGGCGCACCATGTTATTTTTATGATGATTTTTTGAAAGGTGAATGATGACAAAATTACACGAATTGCTAGCAGTTGAGAAAACACGTACTTCCGCTGCAACGAAGATCTTGCAAGAGACAGTACAGAAGTTCAGCAAGTCTGAAATGTTCTCTGGTCAAGTCAAGTCTTTGACGATGATCGAAGACTCCCCAACAAACAAAGTGTTGGAAGCCACTGCATACGAAGAGCGCGAGCTGCCAACGACTGTTGCAGAGACACTGAGCTATGCATTGAACATCTGGGCAACAGCTGAAGATGTGTTGATGCAAAAGAACTCAACAAACCAAACTGCTGTTGCAGATTTGCTGTACCAAGGCAACGTGATCGCAGACAACGTTCCAGTCGACGAGTTGCTCGGTTTGGAAAATCGCTTGGAAACTTTGCGTAAAGTGTTCGAAGCAATGCCAACATTGTCTGCTGCAGTATCATGGGACGTAGACGTACAGTCTGGTCGCCAAGGTGCTTGGAAAGCAAGTGAGGTCGATAAGACGATCAAGACAGAAAAGACAACAGTGCCTGTTGTGTTGTATGAAGCAACAGACAAGCACCCAGCACAAGTTAAGGAAGTCAGTCAAGATAAGACTGTCGGTACCTTCAACATTGTGAAGTTCAGTGGCGCTGCTACATCTGCTCAGAAGGCAGAAGTGTTGGCAATCGTCGATGAACTGATCACTGAAGTGAAACAAGCACGCATGCGTGCAAACAGCGTAGATGCTGTCAATCGTAGAATCGGCCAGACATTGACCAAGTTGATCTTGTCGCCATTCAACGGTTAAAAAGAATTGTAAGTTTTTGAGGACAACGTTATAGTTATCGTCAGATCGTAACGTGCCTGATAACTCTAAATTTGGTGGTTCGAGTCCATCTCCAAGCACAAATAGTAGTGATAGTATTATTTGTGCTTGGGTAGCCGAAGTGGTAGAGGCAAAGAGACGGGTACAGAGATCGTTTATCGTGATAGTAGTTGTATTGACCTCACAGACTTATTGTAAGGGTTTAACTTATCAGCCGGAGAGCTTATCCTTATACTAAACATATAAAGATAAACAAGATTATGCTGGTTCGAGTCCAGCCTGCGTCGCCAAAGTGATACGTAGATTGCTTTGGGACGCAGTGAGCAAATGGTAAAGCTGCTTGTTAATTAATAACACAACGTTATCGTAACGGCCCTAGTGTGCAAAAGTAAGTTAGGCGTGAAGGAATTCACAAGATTCGCTTATACTCAACAGCTACGTTGTATAAGCGGTTCTTCTAAAGCGATCTGTATTAGATTTCTTCAGAAGAATTTGGACGGTTATTTCAGCGGTAGAATATCACATTGACATTGTGAAGGTCACTGGTTCGATCCCAGTACCGTCCACCAAATTTGAACATATATAATTGTAGCGGAGTGGAGAAGTGGTATCTCGTCAGTCTCATAAGCTGAAGATCGGTGGTTCGAATCCGCCCTCTCGCAACCAAACATTGGCATATAGCTCAGTTGGTAGAGCGTCTGACTGTTAATCAGAATGTCCCTGGTTCGAGCCCAGGTTTGCCAGCCATTTTAAAAGGAATTAAAATGAAATCAGAAGGTAGCGGTTACGCAGTCGAGGGTTGGGATGATATTACCAACGACGACCTCAATCCAATTGCAATTTAATTCTTATGCCGGATTAGCTCAGTGGTAGAGCACCCGCCTTGTAAGCGGTAGGTCGTCAGTTCAATCCCGACATCCGGCACCAAACATAGACGCGGAGAGTCAGGTGAGAGGGCAGTCTCATAAGCTCGTCCTAGAAGGTTCAAATCCTTCCTCCGCAACCAAAACACAACTGGTGATATAGCCTAGACGGATAGGCGGGGGTCTCATAAGCCTCATAGGTTGGCTCGGTACCAACTATCACCACCAACACACAGGAGTTCGTTATGTCAGATGGTGGTAAGGGGTCTGCACCAAGACCATTTAGCGTTAGCCAACAAGAATGGGATAATCGCTGGGATGCGATCTTCTCGCGTGATCTTGAAAAGAAACAAGATGCGCAGAAGAAGATTGAAATGCCAGGCACCACAGGTGGTGCAAAGATCGTTTTTCCCGAAGACGAATCCAAGTAAATAAATGCCTCGTTAACTCAGCGGTATGAGTAGCTCCCTTACAAGGAGAAGGTCGGCGGTTCGATCCCGTCACGAGGTACCAAATTGCTCTTGTCGTATAGTGACATTACACATCCTTGGTACGGATGTTACACGAGTTTGATTCTCGTCGAGAGCACCAGTTGTCTGTCGATCTGTTATTTCATATAATAGACGAAGACGAAAGAATTTAGAGTAGATACAGCAAACAAACTAATACATGGAGTAACGTCCATGATACTAAAACCCTACCGTGCCCTGAAAGGGGTGGCCGAAAGGTTGGAGGGAATGCGTTGGCCTAGTAATAGGTCGACTTTGTAGTCTTGCAAGATCAAGGATCGGGCGCCAACGATTGGCGATAGGGTCATGGAGATAGGGCAAGTGCCCGAAGTGGATGACCAGAAAATAATTTCTGCTCCCCCTACTCTGTTGTTTAAAAGGTTAAGTTCCGCAACAACAATTTCTATTCATAAAAGAGAAAAAGTTTAACCTGTTGATTGAAAAAGGAGTTCATTATGTCAACATTCGCTGAAGCTGTAGTAAACCAAGAAGCCCGTACCACGAATGGTATGGTGGCACGCAAGTCCACTGCAAATGCGTGCGTCGATCTATTCTTCAAGATCGGTGCTTCACGTGGTAAGGACATCACGAAGGATTTCGTGGCCGCATACGCTGAGAACAAAGATGTCGCGTTGCGCATCGCTCAATGGGTCCGTGACGCTCGTGGTGGCGCTGGTGAACGTGAATTGTTCCGCCAAGTTCTGAAGTATCTCGAAAAGCACGATAAGGACGCTGCAGCAGCATTGCTGGCTAAAGTGCCTGAAATCGGTCGCTGGGATGACATCTTCGTCTTCGAAGATAAGGACTTGAAGGCCAAGGCATTCACAATGTTGGGTGATGCACTCCGTGCAAAGAATGGTCTCGCTGCGAAGTGGACACCTCGCCAAGGTAAACTCGCTGCCGAAATTCGTACATTCTATGGAATGTCGCCAAAGTTCTACCGTAAGTCGTTGGTTGAATTGACCAACGTCGTCGAAACACAAATGTGTGCGAAGGACTGGGATGCAATCAACTTCTCGCATGTGCCATCCGTGGCTGCTGCTCGTTACAAGAAAGCATTCAACCGTAACACACAAGAATACGCAAAGTATGTTGCTGAATTGATGAAGGATCCAAAAGATCGTACAGTCAAAGTCAAGATCAACGCTGGCGCAGTGTTTCCATACGATGTGTTGAAGGGCGTTATCGGTTCATACCGTAACAACTATTCCGCAGCTGAGCTCGGTGCGCTGCAAGCGCAATGGGATGCGATGGAAAACTTCATCGGTGATGCAAACGTCTTGCCATTGGTAGACGTTTCTGGTTCGATGTCCTGCCGTGCTGGTGGTTCTGCTTCGCAGAGCACCACAACGTGTATGGATGTTGCAGTGTCGCTTGGTTTGTACCTCGCTGACAAGAACAAGGGTAAGTTCAAGGACACGTTCTTGACGTTCTCGGGTTCGCCAGAATTGCTGAACTTGAAGGGCAACATTGTTCAGAAAGTCCAACAAATGGTTTCTTCCAACTGGGGCATGAACACTAACTTGGTTGCTGCAATGGATAAGATCCTTGCTACGGCTACTAAGGGTGGCGTTCCACAAGAAGAAATGCCAGACATGCTGCTGATCTTGTCTGACATGCAATTCGACCAATGCGCTCGTTTCGACGATTCCGCAATGCAAATGATTGCACGTAAGTTTGAAGCAGCAGGATACGAACTTCCAAAGATCGTGTTCTGGAATTTGAACTCGCACGATAACGTGCCTGTCAAGTATGACACTCGTGGTGTTGCTTTGGTATCTGGCTTCTCGCCAGCTATCATGACGGCAGTACTCGGTGGCGATGCTGATAAGTTCACACCAGAAGCAATGATGCTTAAGGCAGTGATGATCGACCGTTACGCGATCTAAAATATGTAACACCCAGCCAAGGCCGTTTTGTGCCTTGGCTTTTTACTAGAGGTGTACCATGAAGAAATTAGACCTAGCTGAAGTGAAGAAATTCATCGAAGCGCAATCGCCATCCACAAAGATTTACATCGGCGCCGACTCAGAGCGCTTTAAAATGGAAGGCAGATGGTATGCTGATTACACACTCGCCGTCGTAATCCACATTGACGGAAACCATGGTTGCAAAATCTTCGGTGAAGTTCAACGTGAATTAGATTACGACCAAAAGAAGTCTAAGCCAGCAATGCGTTTGATGAATGAAGTCTACAAGGTTTCGGAATTGTTCCAAAATCTTGCCGATGTGTTGGAAGATCGTTATGTTGAAGTCCATTTGGACATTAACCCTAACGAAATGTATGGCTCCTCGTGCGTCGTACAACAAGCTATCGGTTACATCAAAGGCACGTGTAACGTAACACCGATGGTTAAGCCACGGGCGTTCGCTGCATCATATGCTGCTGACAGACTGAAAGAGGTCCTAGCGGCCTAAATCAAGGACCTTCGGGTCCTTTTTTTATACATTCAATGGTTGACTTCCCCCATTGGACAGTATAAAATATATAAATACCTCATCTCATTCGGGATGGGAACTAGGCTGGTATCCTAGTGAATATCTACCAACTAATGCCTTCGGGGTTAGTTATTTTATCAACTCGCTTATTTAAGGAGAACCTTATGACATTTTTCGCAGACACAGCTATTGACGCAGTTCAAGACGCTAAGGCTACATTCGTTAAAACTTTCGTTAAAGACGAATCTGTAGCAAAACCACTCCAATCATTTGTTGAATCGCAACGTGCATTTGCCAAGCAAGTCGCTAAGACTTCTGCTGATGTGCTGACAGCTTCTTATGATGCTGCTCAGAAACTTGCATTCCCTGCCAAGACTAAGTGATAGGAGATCGACATGACATTGCTCACTACATTCAAGGACTTTGATAAGTTCTTCGTTGGTTTCGATGAACAGTTCAACCGCATTGCTAAAATGCATGACGACTTGACAAAGAACATCCCTAACTACCCACCTTACAACATCAAGAAGACAGGCGACACTACGTATGTCATCGAACTCGCTGTTGCTGGTTTTGCCAAGCAAGACATCGAGATCGATCTTGAAGACAATAAGATGGTTATCAAGGGCAACGTCCAAAATGACGACAACGCCGACAGCTTCCTGTTCAAAGGAATCGCTGCTCGCAACTTCACTCGCACGTTCGCTCTGGACGATCAAGTAGAAGTTAAAAATGCCGAGATGATCAATGGTATGTTGCAAGTGTTCTTGGAACGAATCATTCCTGAACACAAGAAGCCAAAGAAAATCGAAGTCAAGGAATCTACACGATCCAAAACTACTAAGCCTCTTCTAACAGACGAAGCTTAATCGACCTCAGCCGACTACCGAGAGGGGTCGGCTTTTATTTTGTCCAAAAGACAAATGGGTAGTAACATGCATACAATAAAGAAAACAATTTTCGGTTTCATACTCTTCATGTTGGAAGATGTATTGAAGCCTTTTTCACGTCGCGCAGCGATAGATCAATATCTAGCACAGAGCCATGATATTTTCGATCTCGAATATAGGATCGAAAAGCTCGCACGCAAGGGCGTATTATGATCCCCCGCAGACTCTTTCGGTCTTTCCACCGTCCACTTGTAATCCAACATTTACAACGTCTTCAAGATAGCGATCGCCGTATGCGCTTTGGTGCTATGATGCCAGATGATGCCATCAGCGATTACGTACAGAGATGTTGGGATGATGATAATATGTGGTTTGGTGTAGTTCATGGCGGCATCATCATTGCCGCTGTGCATGTTGCATACCAATATGATAAGTCCAAGGCCGAATTAGGACTGTCTGTTGATCCTGAGTGGAGGGGACATAAGCTGGGGCAAGGATTGTTTGATAGAGCAGTTGTCGCAATGAAGGCTCGCAATGTACGCGACGTCTATATGCACTGCTTAGCAGAAAATGCAGCAATCAAACACATAGCACGTAAAAATAATATGGTAATGGTCACGGAGTATGGAGAGACAGACGCCGACCTATTACTAACAGAAGGGACGCCCGCAGATGTGGGAGCTAACATTTTACTTGAGCAACTTGCTGTATACGACTCAGTTGTCCGTAACACTAGTGATGTACTTCTGAGGTTATATGAAATCAATTAAACATTTTATCGTTGCCTTTGCGACTGCGTTAGTGGATAGTAAACGGTCTACAGCAAGACGATATGTCTCTGGCTGGTATTAATTAAAGGATTTTGTTATGAGCGTTATTTGTTTGAAGATGTCGAGTGGAGAAGAATTGATTGGTACATTGGTCAATGAGACTGATGAGTTTGTCCACATCAAAGAAGTATCTGCCGTCATGATGATGCAAGGCGAAGTTCCTGGTCAATTCCGCATGGGCCTGATGCCATTTCTTCCATACTCTGAATCAGAAGAATTCACAATCGCGAAGCGAGCTGTCGTTACGCAGTTTGCACCAAGCATTGAAATGATCAACAACTACAACCGCAAGCATGGCGCTGGCATTCAGGTTGTACAAACCCTCAACGGCTAATTATGAAAATCGCAGTTTGCTCTGACCTCCATTTGGAGTTTGGTCCAATTTCGTTGGACAACACCGAAGGTGCAGAGGTCTTGATTCTATCTGGCGACATTTGTCTCGCTAAGGAATTGCTGGATCACGATCCACATGGACTAGTGCCACATACACGTAGTGCTATGTTCCATACATTCTTTCAGGAATGTAGCGCTCGATTCCCGCATGTGATTTACATTGCTGGCAACCACGAACACTATCATGGCGACTATGCCAAGTCGCTTCCGAACCTTAAAGAACGTCTCGCGTACCTGAAGAACGTCCATGTCTTGGATAAAGAGGTTCGTGCTATTGGTGATACTATTTTCATCGGCGGTACGTTGTGGACCGACATGAACAAAGAAGATCCAAACACTTTGTTTGCAATCAAAGGGTACATGAACGACTACAAGATCATTGAAGACAGTAGTGAAGTAGTTCACTATAAGGTTTACCATGATAAGATGAAGAGTGTTGGTATGACTGATGAGGAGTGGGTTGCACTTCCACCAGAAGATCGTGTGTACGTTGAATTCAAGACACGCCCTGCCAAATTTTCACCCGAAAAGTCAGTGGAAGACCACAAGAAGATGTTGGAGTTCATTCGCACTACCATCGCGACGAACCCTTTCAGCAAGTTTGTGATAGTCGGACATCACGCTCCGTGCAAGATGTCAACGAAACCACAATATGAAAAGGACGTAGTTGTCAATGGTGCATACAGCTCTGACCTATCGGAATTCATCCTGGACCATCCACAAATCAAAGTATGGACACATGGACACACCCATGATGTATACGACTACCTAGTTGGAACAACTCGAGTAGTATGCAATCCTCGTGGGTACATTGCATATGAAGATCGAGCGGATCGATTCGAACTCAAGTTCCTAGACGTTTGATTGTTGTCCTGACGTATATTACTCATTATAATACGTCAGGACTTTTTTATTATTGGAGCTCGTTATGGAAAAAGAGTGGGTATTAGTTGAGACCGTTAGCCAATTCCGCATGCGTTATATGGTCCAAGTGCCAAAGGGCAGAGATACGTGGGCACTAGATACCGTTACCTTAAACGAAGCAAAAGAATTCTCACAGCAGCACTTGGGTGAGACTATTATTTCTCATCGTGTTATGACTGAGAAAGCAGCACTAATCCAGTGCGACATAGACAACGACTACGTCTATGGCAAATGGACAGACGAACAAAAAATGAAAGCCTTTTTCACTGAAGAAGGCTACAAACCGGAAGACTAAATGAAATTTTACACGAACGTACACTTATACCGCAATGAAATTCTGTTGAGAGGGTATGAGAACGGTCAGCGTGTACAAAGATCTATAGCATATCAACCATATCTATTTGAACCAAATAAAGTATATCGAGAAAGGGGTGTAGAGACCCCATATCGCACATTGCGTGGCGAGCCTCTCTACAAACGTGATTTTGATTCAATGCGAGATGCGCGTGACTATGTGAAAGAATATCGTGAGATATCAAATAAGCAGATCTATGGCCTGACTAACTTTCAATACGCATTCATCAACGACAACTACAACGGGACGATTGACTATGATCCAAAGGTGATCTCAGTCGTCACGCTCGATATTGAGACCTCCACTCAAGGAGGTTTTCCAGACATCGAAACGGCAAACCAATCGATTACAGCTATCACTGTTCGTAAGAACGGGCAGTCGCTCGTACTCGGGCTAAGACCCTATACGCCCAAACTAGAAGGTGTTAGATACTTCCATTGTAAGAGTGAAGAAGATTTGCTCGAGAAGTTCTTGACGATCTGGCAATCGACTGAATTCGCGCCAGACGTAGTCACTGGCTGGAACGTAGAATTCTTCGATATCCCATACCTCGTCAACCGCATCCGTCGTCAGCTCGGAGACAAGTCTGCAAAGAGGTTGTCACCATGGGGCATATTAGAAGAACGCCAACTTGATATTATGGGACGCACGTACACATGCTATATTCCTGTTGGCGTCAGCATCATCGACTACTTGCAAGCATATAAGAAGTTCTCATTCTCACAACAAGAATCATTCAAACTCGACCACATTGCATTCATCGAACTGGGTGAGCGTAAACTGGATTACTCTGAGTATGAATCGATGCATGAGTTCTATGAGAAGGACTTTGAGAAGTACATCGACTATAACATCCACGACGTTATCTTGGTTGATAAGCTAGAAGATAAGCTGAAATTCCTCGAGCAGATTTTTGCTATTGCCTATGACGGTCACGTCAACTTCGTCGATGCGTTTACATCTGTGCGTATGTGGGACATCATTATTCACAACTACTTGCTGTCGCAAGGAATTGCAATTCCAATGACCAACCGCCAAGAGAAGGACGGTCAGATCGTTGGTGCATATGTGAAGGATCCACAAGTTGGTATGCACGATTGGACTGTGTCGTTCGACTTGAACAGTTTGTATCCTCACTTGATCATGCAGTACAACATTTCACCAGAGACGTATGTTGGCCAGCTACAAGGGTTGTCGATCGATTCTATTCTCGATGGGGCGCTAGACGAGCACCACGAATATATGATTCAACAAAACGTAGCAGTTGCTGCGTCGGGTTGTATGTTTGATCGTGATCGTCAAGGATTCTTACCAGCGCTGATGTTGAAGATGTACAACGACCGTGTGTTGTTCAAGAAGCAAATGTTGGCAGCTAAGCAACAGTATGAAAAGACACCAACATACGAGCTCGAGAAGGAAATTGCACGCTGCCACAATATGCAGCTTGCTAAGAAGATTCAGTTGAACTCAGCTTATGGTGCTCTTTCGAACGTATACTTCCGTTGGTTTGACATTGACCTTGCTGAATCGATTACGAAGTCTGGCCAGCTGTCTATTCGCTGGATGGAACGTCACATCAACCAATACTTGAATAAGACGTTGAACACGACTGGTGTGGATTATGTAATTGCATGTGATACGGACTCAATGTACTTGAAGCTCGGTAAGTTGGTCGATCAAACATGCCAAGGAAAGACGACTGAAGAGATTGTTCAATTCCTAGATAATGCTTGCGAAAAGATTTTCGAACCATACATTGATAAGACGTACCAGAAGCTCGCTGACTATGTGAACGCTTATGATCAGAAGATGAAGATGAAGCGAGAAGCCATTGCAAACAAAGGAATTTGGACTGCGAAGAAGCGCTACATCTTGAACGTGTACAACAACGAAGGCGTGCAGTATGCAGAACCTAAGTTGAAGTTGTCTGGCATTGAAGCTGTGCGTTCATCGACGCCATCTGCTTGTCGTGACAACATTAAAGATGCGTTGAAGATCATTATGAACGGTAAGGAAGATGAGCTAGTCAACTTCGTGCAGAATTTCAAAGAGCAGTATCAGAC